TCCTTGATCCCGAACTGCGTGTTCTTTGGGTCAAGGAACTTGATCAGCACCTGAAGCCCTGAAGCCAGCCCTGCGGACAGCACTGTGCGGAAGTCGCCGCCAGAGATGTCGAGGAGCGGGATGCCCAAGCCGAGTGCGACCGAGATGGAGACCGTGATGAAGGTTCGGAAGAACTCAATCAACGCCTCGTCCACGCCTGTGTTTTCAATGATCCAACGGATGCCTGCCTTGATGTCGCTATACATTCTGACTCCTTACTTCCACTCAACGATGACGACGTGCTTGTGAGGCGCGCCGCCAGTCTGCTTCTTTTTGCTCGCAGCAATCTGCTTGAGCTGCTCTTCGGTCACGACGACCCCGAACTTCTCCTTGCGCTTGCCTGACCGCGTGGGACACGCCCACTGCCAGCCGTCAACGGCATCCCAGCCGGCTGCGGTGACGTGACCGTAGCCGAGAGCGATGTGCTTGCGATCTTTCTTTGCCCAGTATGCCTGCCAGCGCTTGTGCCACTCGCTGATCTCCACGGCTGGGTAGTCCACCGCCTGCTGCACCCAGACGATCAGCCCAGCACCTCGGTGCGCGGAGATCAGGACGTCATCCCACGACTTGGCGTAGCGCGCCTTCGCGCCCATCTGCTTTGCCGTCTTGATGAGGTCAGCGAGGGATGAGCCGTTGTCCGACACGCCCTCCTTCTCCACAAACCCAGTTGCCCTTGCCTTTGCCTTGATGCCGTCACCAGCCGTCGGGTCAACCGCGTACTTGGACGCCCACGCGACAGCGGCAGCGGTGCTGGACGGACCGCAGTCGTCTAGGATGCCGCCCTTCTCAACGTGATCGAGCTGCGACTTGACCTTGAACTTCATTCGCCGATCTCCTCTTTGATGTGCGCTGCTAGTGCGAGTCCAGCCTTCTGGAAGTCAAGTGCGGCGCTGATCGGATGGCCGCACGTGCAGCCTTCCGAGTAGTCGTTGCCATTGTCGCCACGCTTCCAGAGCGTGCCGCCGAACGCACTGTTGTCTTCGGATGGGACGAGCGCCACCCACTCGCCAGGCGCGGTGTCAATCCGCGTCCAGCCCTGCTCCTTGAGTTCCTTGATGTGATCTTCGGTTGTCATTCTTTCCACCTCAAGAATCCTGTCGCCACCCAGATGATTGTCATAAGCGCAAAGAGCGTTGACATTGTGCTTTGCGTCTGACCCTCTGGCAGTACGACCACTGCGAAGAGCAAACCGAGGATCGTCCACGAGCCTCCGACTAAATCGTTGATGATGTTCCTAAGCACGGCGACCACCCTTTCGGCTTGGCGTATTTCCATTACCTCCTGCTGGTCCGCCGCCCCCAATGTTAGCAGTCGCTCGTGCGGCATTCGCAGCTGCGGCAGCCACACTTGCAACTTGGCTGGCAATGATTGCGACGGCAACCGGCTGCGCCTCTTTCTTCTCAATCGGATCGAGGTCCTTGCCGAGTTCGGTGATGGCAGCGATGTTGGCGAACACTTCGCCGACTGCCTCAACCGCCGCGCCTACAACTGGCAGATCGGGTTCGGGTTCAGGAGTAGGTACAGGAGTGGGATCAGGAGATACGGAAGGAGATGGCGCAACCTCCGTTGGTTCTGGCGTCGGCTCTGGTGTTGGCTCTGGGGTTGGCTCTGGTGTTGGTGCATTTGTCACCTCAGGACTTGGCTCCTCCGTTGGTGTTGGGGTTGGTTCGGGTGTGGGTTCTGGGGTTGGCTGCGGCGTGGGCTCAGGCGTCGGCGTCGGCTCTACAGAAGGCTCTGGCGTTGGGGTAGGAGCGACGCTAGGGCTCGGTGCTGGGGTTTCTTGGGTCTGGGTAGGCGTTGGCTCTGGAGTCGGTTCTGGCGTTGGCTCCACAGACGGCGATGGTGACGGCGCGATGTAGTTCGGATCGGTGACCGTCAGGAAGCCTGCGCCGCAGCACGAGTCGGTCGCGTTGATCGCCCAGCCGTAGATGTCTCCTGCCTGCACCTCGATCTGGATAGAGCCGTTCACGCTGTTGCCGCCGTTTGACGGCACGATGAGTGTCTCTACGCCGTTGAGCAGGAAGAGTGGACGATCAAAGAATGGCGAGTCGGTGGTGGTGTAGTGCCAGAGCGCCGAGTAGGTGAAGTCAGAATCAGCGACGGCCGTGTAGGACGCGGTGTTGCTTTGACCTCCTGGCGAGTTCGGACCCTGAAGCGTCCAGCCGTTCTCAACGAAGGTGATGCCTCCGTCGCTCGTCGTGTTGAACGTCCACCCACTCGTGCCGAGCACCGGCACGACCCACGCGCAGGTGATGACCAGCCCAAAGAGCACGCCAGAGAGTCGGCTCACTTGGAGAGCAGCGATGCGAGTAGTGGCACCAGCACGCTGAATAGCAGCGCGGCGATGACCACCAGACCTCCCTTGATTCTGTCCACGTCAGATCGCACCTCGTCTAGCTTGCGAGAGTGCGCGTCCATCCGCTCGATCAGATTGTCAATCTGGCGTGGCGTCATTCGTCTACCGGCACGATGTCGGTGACAGGCTTTGAGCAGGTTCCGCACACAACACGGAAGATGCCGTCCGCGTTGACTGCCGCGTTGATTCTGTGGGTGACGTTCTCATTGACGCAGCCTTCTGTCCTGCACGTCGTATCCATTAGCACGGTGCCCAACTCTTGTTCTTCCATACTACCTCCCTGTTGCATACCACCACACGCCTGTGGCAGTGGTGTTCGTTCTGAAGATGTTTACCGTGAATCCAGTCAAGTTTGATCCGCTAAATGTTGGTGCTGAAGCGGTGCAAGTTCTGAGGGCTGCGGCGGCAGAGATCGCCGTCACGAGGATTGACACATTGTCGGCGGTTGGCGTTCCTGCGGATGTCTTCACGCTCAAGCCGGTGACGTTTGCGCTACTCACAACGTTTGCAGTCACTGGGTCAATTGTAGCCGCGCCGCTGGCGATGTTCCCTGCGGTCATTATGCCAGTGATTGCAGCGGTGCTGAGAGCCTCAAATGTCCCAGTGACTCTGCTTGCTCCACGAAGTGTGATGAGGGTCGGATCGATTTGAATATGATTGTCCGTCGTTGCAAGATCGCCAAATGTCCAGTCGGTAGGAATACTGAAAGAGATTATGAGTTTGTTGTTGGTTTTCCAGATTGAAGCAGGACCTCTGCTGCCACCGTCAATACGATCCGCAACCAACAGCATCGGATATGCTGTCAGCATTTTCACTTCAGACAAACTTAGTGTTGACTCAGATGCGTTTGTTCCTGTTGTGTCCACTTGAATGGAAATCTTTGCGAACCTTGCGTTGGTTGGCACTGTTAGTCGTGACGAATTGTCGGAAGATAAAAACACTGCCGACGCGCCAGAACTTGGGCCAGAACCGAAATCAGAGAACGCATATGTGCGAGTGATCGCAGTTCCAGTCGTGGCAAACGCGGCAGTGTAATACTGCAAGGTGAAGATGATATTCCTGCTCGTTGCGTTAGTGGTTGACGACACATAGAACTCTGGATAGAACGCATACGCTCTGTCCTGTGTGGATGGCACTGCGACATAGCGGCTGAGAGTTGCCGTCTTTCCTGTCGGCGTTCCTGCCGCAACTTTCCAGAGAATTGAGTTGCCAGCCGTGCCAGCCACTACTGCGCAGGTGATCGCACCAGCCGAGTCATCATCCGTGAAGGTCCAGTAGGGCAGTGGGTTCTCAGCGGTGATGGTTCCAGTTGAGTCGTCAGGAGGAATAGCGAAGTCGCCGTTCGCTACGCCTGCCTGAATCTCTCGGAGTGCGGCTGCACCAAATAGCTCTGCGGTCTCACCATCGCTGCTCGTGCTGACGAGCGCTGCGCCGTTCTCGCTCGTGACGCCGCCCTCATAGCCTCCAAGCCCAGTGAGGTCTGTGCCGTATCGCTCTGCCATTATCAGCCTCCAACTTTCTTGAGCAGCGCAGCGATTGCACTGCGCTTTGTATATTCTGCCTCAATGTCTACGCGAAGTTGATATGAGCCTGCGGACTCGAATGAGTAGGTCACGCTTGCGACTCGGAGGACTTCGTTCAAGTCTAGTGCGGCCGCCGTCACCTTGACGAACTGCCCCGGCAGCCACGCAGATACGAGCGAGCCTGCTGATGAGTAGCCCTGCACCAGCCCATACTGCCAGTTGGGATTTGAGGTCTGCGTCTGGCTTGCGCCAGAGATTGAGAATGACACGGAACGAACTGGCTTAGAGCGCACCTGCATCGTCCCCTTCGTCAGCCGCTGAACTTTCGTGGAGCGAGAGCCGAATCCAAACTTGCCGACCTTTGGCGCGCTGAACACCTCTTGCGGAATCGGGCCAGTCCTTGCGGCAAGCCCAGAACCGCTGTTTGGCGCGCTGCCTGTGTAGGTGCGGAAGTAGGGCTGGTTGGTGATCGGGCTGGCGTTGCCATCGCGGTCTGCGCGTGAGTCTGCCGCCTGCACGAAGATGCCCTTCACGATTTCGTCGTGGTCGAGGCTCACCGATAGATTGTGTGCAAGCAGGCGCGTAGCAGTCCCTGCACTACCAGTCCGCGCAGCTGTAGGGTCAGTGACAATCTCGGCTGGCGCGGTTGCGGTTGCTGGCACGACAATCGGCCCATAGTTCAGGCGTGCCGCGCCGTCTACATAGAAGTTGTATGGCAGCCCATTCTCGCCGCTTGCCTCTTCTGCAATCTGGCTGAGCGCGCTGGTCAAGGTGGTCGCCTTGAAGTCAAGTGCGCCGAGTACCACCGCCGTCCCTGAGTAGCGCGCGCGAGTGCTGCCGCTGATGATGCTGGTGTCCAGAATCTGGCGCGTGGTCGCATCGTTCACTTGGTCGTGAATCCTTGCCAGCAACTTGTCGATGTGTTCTCGGTCGGTCAGCGCAGTGCCGCCCTGCTTGAACGACCCAACCGTCTGATAGATGTCTGTGCCGGTGTACGACTTCCTGACGAGGGTTTTGCCCAGCCAGCCGTCGGCATCGGCAACGGTCACCGTTGCCCTCGTGCCGAATCCACTGCCCAGCATCTGTGCGTCAATGCCTGTGATATATCCGAGGAACAGAGCCGTCCCAGCCGAATAGCGTGTGTCCAAGAACTGCACGCGAGCATTGTCTGCAACCGTGCCGGACTTCCACCACGGCCCTGCAATCGGGGTCTCAGTTTGGACAACCTCGAATGACATTCTGCCGCCGCCATCGGCGCTGACCGTTGCATTCAGGCTTTCAAGGTCAATGTATGGCGTCGTGCCTGCACTTGCGGCTGGGAGCGTGAGTAGGTTTGCGGTCCCGCCGCCAACTCCAGCGATGGTGACCGAGTATGGGTTTGACACTTAGCGCCCTCTGCGCGGGTTAGGGTCGAGCAGCCCCAGATGTTTGCTCACTGATTCCGCAACTACTTTACCGTCAAGCTTGACCGTGAGGTCGTTGGTGATTGCAAGAGGAGGAGGACCACCGCGTAGAATATCGCCAACAGCTCCTGGCCAAGTCCAGGGCATCGTAAGGGTTTTCCAGAGTGGGTCTTGACCCTTTTGCATTGCCCCAACAGCCTGGTCTTGCAATGCAGTCTGGGCGGTAAAGGCAACCCCAAGCCCACCAAGTACGCCCAGCACAGTTTTTACAATGCCGCTTATTCCGACGCCGCCAACTGGAACCACAGGGGGTGTTCCTCCACCTGGAACGCTTACTGGAATCGTTGGCGATACTGGGATGTTCTTAAATAATCCGAGGAACTTGCTGATTGCGGCTTGCGCCACTGTGCTGCCAAGCCCCTGCACTACACCAGCAGTAATGGCTCCGCCAATCGTGCCGGTAAGCGTTGCGGTAATTGGGTCAATGCCCATCTTGATAAACTGCTCGGCAAATACTGCGCCGATACCCCCAGCCAGTCCGCCCATCTTGAAGCCGACGCCAGCTAGCCCTGCGGTGATGAGGCCGTCAGGTCCCAAGTACGCTGCAATGTCCTTGCCGAATGTAGCCACGCTGCCAATAAACTTGGTGGCTTTATCAATGAGAATTGGCAACTCACGCTTAGCGGTTGCAACATAGCCTGGGAGTTTGGCTAGGAATTTCTCAACAAGCACGCGCCCAAAGCGCTCAATCTTTGGAAGGTTGGCGTTAATCTCCCCAATCAAATCATCAAGCACAGGTCGGATTCCTTCAAGCAAGCGAGTGAATGTTGGCAGCCCATCACCTCCGCCAATTGCAAATCCGATTGACTCAACGGTCTCGTCAATGGCAATTCGCACGCCCTTAAATTGACCAGAGAAGGTTTTGGCAAACTGCTCCGCAACTCCGCCAACCTTTTTGTTGATTGATCCGAGCGCCTCTGTACCCTTCACGCCTTTCTTAAGCTCAATGCCGTAGTTTTTTAGCCCCTTGCCGTTTCCCGCAAATGCCTTTCCGACAATCTTTGTTGCAGCCTCAAGGCTGATGTTGGATGAGCGAGCAAGGTCTTGCGCGGTGGTTAGAATCTTTTGCTGGTTTGAATACCTTTTTGCAAAGCGAGTTGCAACCTCGTAGCCCTTTCGCACCTCTGAATCAGTGAAGGCAAGTTTTGCCCCCGCTTCAATCAGCGCGTTTACGCGCTTTGTTGCCTGCTCTGTAGTTTGCCCACGCGCCTTAAGTGTGGCAATAAGTTTCTGCTGCTCAGCGTCATCCTCAATCGCAGCTTGGATGGCGGTCTTGGCAAACTTGGCAGCAAGCCCAAAGGCAGTGGTGATAGCAGCGGCGGCAATCGCGGCACCGGCTGCAAGAGTCTTGAAGACTGCGCCGCCTGTCTTGCCCAGTGCGCCCATCTGCTTGCCGATTCCCTTCATAACCGAAGAGGCGGCGTCCTTTGCTGCGATGACGAAGTTTGCTGAGCGATCAGACCCGAATGCCATTTATCTACCTCGCTTGAACCGCAGGATCGTCTTGCGGAACGCTTCGTTGTTGAAGAATGATTCTACTGTCTTCGCCATCGCTTCAATGGCTGCTTGCTGGTGGGCAGGGTTCTTTGAGACGCGCGTCACGAACGGATTGGCTGCAACTGCCTTCACTGCCTTCGCGCCGTTCTTGGTCTGACGCACGCCGCTGATCCCAGAGGTGACGAACCAGCGATACCACGCTCCACCACTACCACCGTCTCGGCTGCGTCCAGCCCTCGGACCGACCACCGCCGCCGGTGTGTTGAAGCGTGCGCGACGAGCCGTGACGGACTTGCGGAGTCTGCCTGGCGACTTCGTGGTCTTGCCGACTGGAGCCTCGGCTCGCATCGGCTTGACCATCGTGCGCGCAGCGTTGAGCGTGGCGATGCTCAGGAGGCGCTTGTAGGCGCTAGGGTTGGCGCCCTCAAGGAAGCCCATTCGCAGGGACTCAAACCGTGAGTCAGCGTTGAACGAGATGGTCAAGCGGTCAAGTGAGTTAGCGGCCATTATTCTCCTTTGGCTGAAGGTCGCTCATCAGCATCAACGCGCGGTTGAAGTCGCCTGCGTCCCATTCTAGGACCTCGTGCGGAGCAATGCCGAACTCTTTGCCAATAAGATGCGCTGCAATTAGCGGGTGCGGCGCTAAGGAGCGACCCGCCGCCAGCCGCTGGGCGTCGAGTCTTATCGAGGGGGGAGTGCTGTGACTTGAGTCCCCCACTTGCTGATCAACGCGGCAAGAGCATCCATTGGTGCGTCAAGGACATCCTCCACCGGCACATCATCCGCGTCCTTGAAGTCGTGCTTGATCACTAGCTTGGCAAGCGCCTTCATTTGACGCTCCACGGACTCGCTTGAGAGTTCAATAAAGATGCGTGCCGAAATTCCGTCAGCGCGCATCGTCGCCGTCCATCCCTCATAGGGTGGATCAGTCAATACGATCTCCAGTGTTCTGTAGCTCATCTAGCCTCCTCCTTCTCTGCTACTAGGTTGAACTTACGGCAACGCCGCCAAGTCGCTGTTCACCACGATGCGAAGGCTCTTCGCAGTCGCCGTGTCGTAGACCAGTGTGCCAGTCACGGCCATCGTGGTCAGACCATCTTCGGCGCCAGCCATCTGCTGGACTTCGGTCGGGACAATCATCGCAAGGATGTGCGCCGAGTAGGTGCCATTGCTCCACGTCAGGCGCACGCCCTTCGGAGTCGCTGCGCGGTAGGCGTCGTACCAGGTGCTGACTGCCGAAGCGGTCGAGGAGACCGTCATCGTCAGCGTGCCGGTGAATGGGTTGCTCTCAGCGTGCGTGCTGAAGACCACCGTGCCTGCAAGGTACGACTGGCGTGTGATGCCTGCGTTGAACTCCAGTGAGAAGTCGAGCAGGTATTCGTACGCCGTGCCGTCAGCCGTGCCTGGGAAGGTGCTGCCGTGCTGGAAGGCGTTCCAGAGGCGTCCCGCCATAAACGGTGACGTCGGTGTGCCTTCGGCGAGTGTCGCGCTGTTCTTGGCGATGTTCTGCGCGAACATACTTGCGCTCAGGTTCGTCAGTCCGTTGCGGTCTGCCGCAATGGTGATTGACTCTGCGAGGCAGTAGTTCGCAACGTACTGCTGCTGTCCGTCGGTTGCGACGAGCGAGTAGGACGTTGGATTGTTTGATGCCGTCATTGAGTAATCGTAGTTCCAGCCATACGGTGCAGCGGTTCCAGAAGGCGTCGCTGATCCGCTCATCGAGAGCCAGAGTGGGAGTTCGCCGACGCTCACCGCAGGAACGGTTGCGCTCAGGGTTGGCTCAATGGAGACGATTGTGCCGGTGGAGCCGATGAGTGGGTTGCGGAGTGCAACGGATCGCTCGGTTCCGAGTTCAATGGTGACGCCATCGCTGATCACGCCAGTTGGCGTGACGAGCAGCTTGCGGCCGCCGCTGGTCAGCGTTGGGATAGTTCCTGGAGTTGCCTCCTTAAAGGCGACCAGTTTGCTGAACAGTACGTTCCCTGCGCTTGCGGCTGGCATTAGTCGTTCTCCTTGTCTTCAGCCGCAGTCGCGGCACGCTTGGCGATTCCTGCTGCGATCCAAGCCTCTGCCTGAACCACAGGTGCGCTGATGATACTACCGTCGGCAGGCAGACCAGCCACGAACTCTCCCTGTGGGATTGAGCCTGGCACGAACTGCACGTCAATGTGGCTGATCACTGGATAGCTCAGAGGCTTCTGAAGATTAGGCACTGGTGGCAATCCCTTCTACTGACGAGACCTCAACGGTCCCTGTGATTGTAAGGTAATCCTGATCTGCCCACGTGTCGGTGCCGATGTTCGTGGAGGTCACGCTCGCCTGTGCCACGGCGTCTGTGCCATTCAGCGTCACGCCGTCAATCAGGCTGTCGCGCAGCCAAGTGCGCCACGTCATCAGGTCCGCATACTTGCGACCGAGGTCAGCCTGCGGCTGGATGTAGATGACCACATTCAGCGTCAGCACGACTTGGCGATTCGCTGCGCCGTAGGCGATGGTGTCATCGCCTGGGATGATCACCGCCGCTGGGACCACTGCGAGATTGTCAGGCGGGAATGCGTGAACCGTGCGAAGCACGTAGCCAGTTGGTGGCGTCTTCGCGGTCAGGTGCGCGGCGAGTCCAGCGATGATCGTTCGGTCATTGAAGCTCATCGAGCCAGACCTTCACGCCGTCGGTATGCCTCCAGCAATACTTGCGACTCAGGATGCAGCGCGCGCGCTTGACGCAAGATGCCGCCGAGGTCCTGTGATCCGATCACGCCGAATGGCGAGGTGCGGCTTGACCACACTGCACCGGCTTGGATGATTGCGGCTTGCTTGACGGCGTTTGGCACGGACGGCCATCCGAAGACGCCGACTACCTTCACACCGCGATACACGTCGCGCGGGAAGTTGCGCGGCCACGTCACCGAGACGTCAATCTCGTTGTACGGCCAGCCATCCAGCGCTGCGTTGCCTGGCGCGAGGTTGTAGTCGGTGCCTGCGGTCCACGTTGTCTCGTAGGTGCCGTTGGCATCGTCGTCTGTCGTCAGCGTCGTGACGCTCACGAGGTCATCCACAAGGACGTACTGGTAGTCGGTCGCGGTGTAGTAGCGCGTCTCGGTCGCGGTGCCGAAGCCGTTCTTGCGGTCGGTGTAGAGGTCAATCAGCGCGTCGGTTGCATCGAGCACCGACTGCAACGCGGTGTCATCGGTCGTATCGGCAGTGCCGATCCCGATTGCGCTCTTGAACTCTGCGAGCGTTGCGTAGGACATTTAGCGACCTCCGATTTGTAGGACAAACAACTCGTGCGTGCCTGATTCGGTGACAGCATACAACTGCACGCGCTCAGGAACGCTCAGTATGAGGTTGCTACCACTATGCAGCGCAAAGCCTGTGGAGGTTGTGACGCCGACTGGCCCAATGAAGATGTTGTGGTTGCCCTGAGTGTCGGTATGCAGCACAAAGGTTGAGCCAGGTACCAAGCCCTCGCCGATGGCGACGGCTGCCGTGCCGACCGTGACCTGCCTGCTGCTGATGCGCTGCTCGCTCACTCGCTTTTGCCCTTCTCCCGCTCTCTGGCGGGCGCTCGCTTGATTGTGGCTGTATTGCCCCACCTTACGACGATGGCGCGCTCTACGAGGCTGGGATGTGCCTCTACGTTGATTCTAGGAGACCCCTTCGCAGCCAGTTTCTTGATCTTGTGCCAGATGTTCATTCTGCCCTCCTGCTAACGCGAACGGGGTGCCGAGCCGAAGCCCGACTCCCTGCCGCTCAACCTAGTTGCCTACTGATTAGGAAACGTTGGCTGACTTGTACGACTTGACCGCTGAAGCCTGTGAAAGCCCAGTGGCGCCGCGCACCTGAACCTTGAAGGAGATGAGCCCCAGGTTCCAGGCGAACTCCCTGGAAATTTCTACAGACACGCCGCCCACGAGGACGGTGTAGATCTGTCCGAGGTCACCGAACAGGATTGCGCCTGCAGTGTCATCGGTCAGGTCAATGAGTGCTGCACTGTAGATCG